TTATTTGCCCCTGTATAAGTTAGTTAATTTGCTTGTAAGTTCGGATAGTTCAGCTTGTGTGTGCGGCCTGGTTTTCATTGCGCGTATTTCCTGGCGGAATTGGCTCGCCATAGTTTCTTTATCGATTGGGGTGCTTGCTGTGGGTGCGTTCGCCGCCGTACCTAACTCTTGCGCCCCATAAGCCGAAATAATCTTATCCGCCAAACGATATACCGCTCCAATATATTGATTAGGCATGCTGTCTAAAATTTTCTTGTCTTGATCGTTTAGATTGCGGGATAGTGCATTTGTAATCTTCTTTACTGGCTCTTCATAATTTGGGCCGAATGAATTTTTTAATTCATCAACAAAGGCGTCTTTATCGTAAGCTTTTTCAAGCTGGGTTTTTTGCAATGCAGCGTATTCTTTTACAAGGTCGCTGCCTTGCTTGGCGCTTATGCCGTGTTTATGCAATAAATCTGCGTATACTTCTTTTTGGTCATCTGGAATTTCTGCAAAATCATATGCTGCTTTATCAGCGGGGCGCAATTGGTTATAATAATCATCTATTTCTTTCGGGGTTGCTTTCGCAAAATCTAGGGCTACGGTCTTTTTCCCAACAAGGGCTTGTGTATTATCAAGCATTTTCCACAAATCTTCCTCGTTTTTGAGGTTCTTTGCCCACCCCTTCTCTTTGTATGGCTCGGGTATAGCAAATTGCTGTGTCGGTGTTGCCCCTTCTGGCGCGGCGGTCGTTTGTGTTTCGTCGATTTGGGCAGGCACTATTTCGGCGTTTATTGCCGTCGGTATAATATTTTCTTCGCTCATAATATCTCCAAGTTAGTTTCAACTTTACGTAAAATTTCTTGATCTAAATAGGGGCGAATCATATTCAGATAGACAGATTTACGCCCTCTTTCGTCCAGTAATTTAATAGCGTCCATAGACCCTTCCGAAAAAAGCCCGACGTAGCGCAGTATGTATCGCAGCACAAAAATTCCGTCTTCTGTGCCCATGCAATTATTTAGTGCTCGCTTGTATTCATCGGCCCTTTCAGTTTGTATGTGTGTTTTTTTCTCCGCGTCTACTTTGTGTTTTTGCATTTTATCTAAAAAGTCGCTGTAATCACCTAATGCCATTTGCTGCCTCTGAGTTTGATTTATTAGCGCCTGCCATATCTTTTTGAATCTGAGCGCCCATTTGTCCAGCCTGCATAGCCATCATGTTTTGCTGCATTTGAGCCGCTGCAAGTATCTTGTCTTTAAATTCCTGCTCGCTAATGATGATTTGATTATTAGCGTCTAGGTTATTGTTGATGTCTGCTAGTAGTTTATACCAGTCCACAGCCTCAATAATTTGAGGATATAAAGGCGCTATGCCGCCTATTGCGTTTAAAACCTGGATAAGATTCTGCAAGGCCTCTGTCCGCGTCATCCGCTCCATTTCGTTATTAAAGCGAATCTCAAACCACGGCCTGCCTTCCGCCATAACGCGCGAAACTTCGTCGGGAATAATTCGTTCTTGTTTATTAATCTGCAAGAGCATTGCGGCCTTTTCGCCAGAAACCCTAGGATCAACCCCTAGTTGTTCCAGAGCCATTAAGACTGACACGCAGCGTTTAACAAGGGGCGCTAAAAGCTCTGTCTTTTGCTGCGTTAAAATACCTGCTAAGCTCTTTGCTCTTATAGTGTAGCGCTGCATTGACTCGGTTGCGGTCATGTCCGCGCTTTGATTAAAATCCAACAGTGCATCAATCTTAAAGGCGCCTAGTATCTTGTCATTTAGATATGGGATTAGCATTTGCATTAAAGGCGCTGGGTTTCCTACGTCAAAAAGCGGGAAAGCTGGGTTGCCGTTACCAGACAAAGCAGGGTTAAAGACTGTTAGGCCTTGTGGAGACGTGTCAAGCACCGAATCCCCAAAGATAGCGTTGCCGAAAACGCCAAGCGACGGATTAGCCATCTTCTCTAGTATCTCTATGCTAGTTGAAAGCATAAAATTGACTGCTGATATAGTAGATAAAAGCATAGTTCCAGAGGAGCGGCCAAAGGTTTCGCCCCTTACCTTAATCATGCGCGCTACGGCGATAGGCTTTTCTGCAAAATCTTCTTCGGCAAAGATGCCGCCTTCCTTGGAATTTTCAAGGAACCAGACACCCCTATATTTCGTACCCCTTTTGCCCTGCAATTTTGGATCAAAATCCGCTCGTGGCAGTACCCCGAAAACAATAGTATGTTTTTTATTTAAATCGCCCTTCTGGTAGCAGTCCATAAGCTCTTTTGGTAGCTTGCAGACTTTGCTTTCATCTACTCCACCGCTGCCATCGTGACAAAACTCGCCGACAATACGGCTAACGCGCCAATTATAAGTTGCAAAAATATATTCAACAGAACCATTTTTACCCTCATCTATACATAAATTGTCTATACCGTATGGGCGGAAGATTAAAGCATTATCTGCTTTTCGCTCTTTGAAAGCTTGGTTAGGGAAAGCACCAACCGCCGATGTGCCAAAAGAAGCTTGATCATAAGCATAGGGCTTTAACGAATTATTCAGCCCTGCATCCTCATGATTCATGTGATATAGCAGCTGGCTTGTAACAAAATCATAGTAATCCGCCACTATATCGCCGTCGGTATACTCTAAAACATAGCGTGATGGAACGATGTTTAGCGCTCTATCGCCAGTGCCCCACATGATGCCGATGATATAATCACCAAATTGATTGACGGCGGTCATGCTTGTTGGATCAGAGATATATTGATCTAGATCAGTGCCTTTATCTCGCTCTTTATTGCGTATGTAATCTGGGTCTACTGCTATTCCCGTGTAGCGCGCTATCTTTTCCCATGTAGGTTTATAGTTTTCTCTGTCGCTTTTTAACTGAGAGTACATTTCTTTTATGCGCGTTAAATCATCTATTTTCATTTTTTAGTTCCCGAAGAGTGTCCCGCGCGCTGAAACTTGGCCTGTCTGCAACTCTTGACCAGCCATGCCCCCTTCTGTGCTTAAAAGAGCGGCTCTTTGCTTCTTTGCTTTTTTTGTCTCATCGCCCAAATCTTGTACTGGTGCTGGATTAAAAGCTGGCACGTCTGGTTTTGGTGCTAAAAAGCTCATGGTTGCCCCAATTAATTTAATTAAACAATTCTATTGCAACTAATACACGAAAATTTTACGAACGCAAAAGCCTATTTAAACCGCTATTCGCCACCCGTCGAATTGGCGCGGCTTGCTGCTGCGCATAGCTCATAGTGTGATTGCTATTGCCTAAAAATTTTACCGCTGCCCAAACCGCCATCATCAGCGAATCAGAATCATCAGGGCTAAAGCCTAGTTCTTTTTTCATATCAACCTTAGCTTGCAAAATCCTTTTGCCATCGCTGCGATACTTCATTTTGATTTTTTCTAGCTGCCTTAGTACTTCGCTGTCTTTTTTGTCAAGCATCAAGCACTCTCGGTCGAGCCAATCTTTTAGAAGATAGTAGCCTTCGGCTCTTGCATTTACGTAGTTTTGGCTATCTACTGCAGCAGTGCTTGCCCCATCAAAGCGCTCTATTTTCATGCCGATTTCTACTAGCCTTGAGTGCGCTAGATGCCCCATTCCGCCAACATCGATTATCGCAACATCAGGTTTAAAGCTCCCTAACATATTGACAATCCTCCCGATTGACCCCATGCCGCTATCATCATCCCACCTTATACGCTCTACAAGTTGCCAGTGCACGCTGCTTTTGCGATCTAGGATTGTAGCAACGCAATGATCGTTACCTTGGGCCGCAAAATCTATTCCGAGAACTCGCTGGTGTGAGAGTAAACCCCCGAATTCCCGCGTTTCTAGCGACTTGTAGAGCTTATCGCTTTGAAAGAGATAGTCATCGGCTTGAGAGAGAGGTTGCCCTAGCCAAATATGATTATAATCGCGCTCTGATCTCAGTTTACATTTCTCCGCCTCTACTTTTAGCGTGCGCGTGCAAAAAGGATTATCGGTATAATTCGATTGTATATGCAAAGTTTCTGGATCATCCGCTAGTTGCATAACCGCGTCGTCCCGCATGTAGCGGTTGAGTGTTAAGAAGAATTTACAATTATCTTTTCGCACTGTCGGGAGGATTACGTCTAGCGAGCGCTTGCTTAGCATCTGCGCCTCATCTACCCAGAGAATATCAGCGCCCTCTATGCCTTTTGTGTTTTCTGAACCCTGGTCCCGAAACCCGCGAAAACGGAACTCAGAGCCAGTTTCAAGATGTTCTATTTTTTTATCTGTTACCTTGAAGGCCAGATTGTACTTATGTATCAAGTCCGCGAGCACTTTGTGCACGCTATCCTCGATTTTATTTTGTATCTCACGGC